CCCTGCGGTCCCGTCGCACCCGCCGCCCCCGCGGTGCCCTGTGGCCCCGTCGCACCAGTCGCACCGGTGGCGCCAGTCGCACCCGCCGCCCCAGCGGTGCCCTGCGGTCCCGTCGCACCCGCCGCCCCCGCGGTGCCCTGTGGCCCCGTCGCACCAGTCGCACCGGTGGCGCCAGTGTTGCCAGCGCTGCCCTGCAGTCCGGTGGCGCCGGTGTTGCCAGCGCTGCCCTGCGGTCCGGTGGCGCCGGTCGCGCCGGTGGCACCTTGCGGCCCAGTCGCACCAGTTGGGCCCTGCGCTCCGGCCGGTATGGAATCGAATGTGGCCCAGTCTGCACTCGGCGGCTCGTCGGTAGTGTAGGCTGGAACGACATAGTAGGCGATGCCGTTGTGCGTGACGACGCTATGGTGAAGGTAGAAGCCGGCCGACCACTCGCCATAGAGCGGATAACCCTTGTCCCACCACAGAGAGCCGAGGAAGCCGTCGTTGACGAGCGCGAGGCTGTAGTCGGTAGAGCCCTTGGCGTAGGTGCTCAAAATTGGGGCCACCGTGTCGGCACCAGTTGGCGCAGTCGCCCCAGTCTCGCTCGTCTGAAACGGTGCCGTCATACCGCTTGCGTGCCAGCTGCCGAAGCCGCTGTAGATGCCGGAGCAGTAGAGAAAAACCACCGCGTCGTCCTCGGCACACACGAGCGTCTTTGGAGTCGCCAGGTAAACGTGCTCGATCTGAATCAAGTCCCCGGTGTTGGCTCTGATCGCGCTCGGTAGCGTGGAGCACGCGAAGCCGAACCACAGGCCGCTCGTGCCGGTGCAATCGGGCAGCGTCACGAGTGCGTTGTCGAGGCTGATCATCGAACCGTTTTCAGACGGGCTGATCGTAGAGGTACCCGTCTTGATGATCCAGGGAAGGGAAGGTCCAGTCGGCCCGGCCGTACCGGCGACACCAGTCGGACCCGTCGGACCAGCGAGGGTTGCGAGCTCGTAGTTACCGCTCGCGCTGACGCGTACGGCTTTGCCGACGTCGGTCGCGCGATTGATGAGCGGCAGCGTGCCGGCAGTCACGGCGCCGAGCAGAAGCACGGCCGCGAGCATGATCCATCCGAGGTAGCCTTTACGGTTCATGAAGTCCTCTTAGAAGTTGCAGTGGAAGACGCCGTCGTCATCAATCATCCAGTCGAGCATGAGGCCCGGGGCGAGCGTCAAAGGGGTGTTGACGCCCAAGTTCGTGCCGTTCGCGTTGATGCTCCCACCGAGCAGCGGATAGAGATCGACGAAGAAAGCCGTCGCGTTTTTGCATCGACCATAGAGCCCGGCCGTACCGCCGGAGAAGAAGCGCACCGAGTCGCCATCCTGCACGGCGGTTTTGATGAACGTCGAGCTTCTCGCGATGGTGAAGTCAGAGCTCGTCGGGTAAGCGCTCGTGCCGTTATTGTCCCGCGCGATGAGCGATCCCTTGTATTCGCCGGCACCGATTACGACGCCCGCAATGGCGTCGTCGACGTACTGCTTAGTAGCGGCGTCTTGTGGATCTCCCGGATCGTCCAGATCCGTGATCCGCTGACCGTTCAACGACACGTCAGCGTCGGCCTCGGCCAGTGCCTCGGCAACGGCGTCGAAGCTCACCTCGTTTGCCGCGCCGTTACCCTCCATCACCTCGGCGATGACGAACACGTGATCGTCGAAAGCCACGACATATTCGACGGCCATCTTACACCTCCTCCACGATCACGGTTGCGATCAGGATCGACTTCACGATCGCGTCCGCCGCCGTGCGGAAACGGGCGTAGCAGGCATAGGTGCCGACGTCGAGCGAGTTGATGTCGTCGACGTCGAGCGAAAAGAGCGCCACCTCGTCACTCTCCATCGACGTCGTGAACGACACGAGAACGTCCGTCACGTCACCGACGGAATGAATGGCGCCCTCGAAGGTCCACGTCGACATGTCCACGCTGGGCGTCTTGTCCGGATCCCCCTTCGTGTAACCGTAGAAGCGAAAGGCAAACGTGTTGCCCCGCCGCAGCACGATCATTTGCGGCACGGGTTGGGAGACGACTCCGAGGCTCTTCATCCGTGCTCCTTAGGGTCCGAGAAAAATGTTCACGTCCGGATCATCATGCGTGCCGTAGCCGCAGAGCATTTGCAGCGAAGGCGACCACGCGATGGTGTCGATGTAGGCGCCACTGCCGGCCGTTGCGCACTTCCACGTGATGCCGTCCTCGGACAGCATGAGCGCAACGTCGCTACCGTTGTCGGCGCCATCGTTGGAGCTCTGGTTCGCGCAGGCAACGAAGCAAAGAAGGTCCGGAATCCAGATCACCTTCTTCCACCAGTTTTCGGAGCCGCCGATGTAGTTGGCCGACCACGTGATCCCGTCCGCCGAGTACATGGTCATGTTGCCAGTGGTATCGTCGGAGACGGCCACGAAACGGCTGAGGGCCGAGGACCAACAAACGCTGCTCCATTTGCAAAGCGACGCGGGCGACGTGCGATTCGTCCAGTTGATCCCGTCTGGTGACGTCATCACACGGTTCGTGCCGTCCTCGGCGACGGCGCAGAAGAGCCCGAGCTCGGCGGACCAACACACGCTGCGCCACGAGTTGGCCTGCGAAGCGCTACGCGCCGTCCACACGGCGCCGGTGGGCGACGTGGACACCCGATTCGTTCCGTTGCGGGAGACGGCGACGAATAGGCTGAGCTCCGGGGACCAGCACACGCTCGTCCAGTTGTTTGCATCAGGGGGAGTGGTGACGGCGGACCAGTCGGTGCCCTCATCGACGGACTGCCGAATGACGCCCGAATTGCCGATCGCGATGAACTTTTCGAGCGAAGGCGAAAACGCGATCGAGGTGAACGTGCCGGAGACCATGCCGGTCGCTTCGGTCCAGATCACACCGTCGATGGAGTGGAAAGCCTTGCTTGCGCCGACTCCCACGAACGCCTGCAACTGCTCGGTCCAGATGATGTCGTTGATTGCGGCGTCGACGCTGAGCGACTTGAACGGCTTCATCCCACGCACGACGGACCCGCGAAAGCGGGCAAGCAGTCCGTCACGAAGCTGCGTCACTGAGGTGGAAAGCGCCGTCGCCTTCGTCACCGCAATCGTGTTCGCGAGCTCCTCCTGAACCTGATTGCACCATTTCGGAGTGAGCTGCGTCGGTGGCGTGTTCGGAAAGGTGCCCCCGACAAACCCGGGCTTGCCGGTACCGTTCGCGGTTGCGTTTGCTGTGGCGCTGTCGATGCGTTGCATGTTTCTCCTCTACGTGAATTGGGTGGCAAACACTACTTATTCGATGGCCCGATAAAAACGACGCCCACCCTGTTCGCGGATGCGAGCAACACGGTTCGTACCGTTAGAGGCGACGGCAATGAGAATAGCCTGCTCGGGTGACCACGCGACGCTGTACCAATTGTTCGCCTCACCGACGCTGAGCGCGGACCAGGCAATACCGTCGCGCGAGAAGGCGCTGCCGGAGCCGTCCAAAGCCATGGCAACGAAGGCGTCGAGCTCTTTGACCCAGATGACGCTGCGATACTGCGCGTTTTCCGGGTGCACGCTCGTGCTCCACGTGATGCCGTCGGGCGACGTCATAAATCGATGCGTTCCGGCAAGGGAGCACGCAACGAAAAGTCCGAGCTCCGCGGACCAGCACACACATTGCCAAGTGTTCGCCTCGGCGGCGGAGCGCGCGGTCCAAGTGATCCCGTCGGGCGACGTCATCACACGGTTCGTGCCGCTGCTCGCGACGGCGACAAACAGATTCAACTCAGGGGACCAGCACACGCTTTGCCAGGAGTTCGCCTCCGCCGCGGTGCCGTCGGTCCAGGAAGTGCCGCCGTCATCGCTGTATGCGACGCGATTCGTTCCGGTGCTTGCGACGGCGATGAGCCTGCTGAGGGCGGGCGAGAACGCCACCGATTGCCATTGACTCGCCGTCGTCAGCGGGCTCGAAGACCACACGACACCATCCGGGCTCGTCATCGCGCGATTCGTTCCGTTCGTCGCGACTGCAACGAAGAGGCCGATCTCCTCCGCCCAAATGACGCAGATCCAAAGATTCGCAGCCGGTGCGGTGCGCGCGGTCCAATATCGCCCTTCCGCGCTGGTCATGATCGAATCGGTTCCGCTCGTAGCAACGGCCACGAACTTGCGGCACGTCGGCGACCAACACACGCTGCGCCAAACGCTGTTGCTCGGCACCGAGACGTCGCCGGGCGTCCAGGAGCGAACGTTGAAAAGGGCGTAGGTGTGATTTGGAACGATCTGCTCGATGGCGCAATCGAGTTGCGCGTCGATCGCACCAGGCCAGTACGAGACGGTCCAGTGAAACATCCACTGATCGGTGTACAAGTAGTCGTCGCACGTCGACTCGCAGGTCATCATTTGCGCCCGCTTGTACTCGTAGATCAGGATATCGTAGCCGAGCTCGGTAGCGGTGGCCTCGATGTTCTCCTTGTTTGGGTCGACGTTGCCGAGCATCTTTCCCTGCAAAGCGGCGCGACGCCCGGAGAGCGTGGTCGGTTGGGCGCATTCGTCCGGCAGACCGTACACACGCTCCCAGTCTTCGAGCATTTCGTAGGTAGTGCGCGGATCGATCTCCTCGATCAGATCGAGGGCCCGTCTCCGCACGCGCGCAAAGCTGTACGAGATCGCGCGCACGAAGGACGTCAGGATCGTGTCCACGTCCCTGACCCAGGCGAGACCGGGCGGAAGAAGAGCTTGAAGCCCCGGCGCGCTGAGCTCGTCGATGCAGTCGATCTCCGCCGTGCCGTCGCACGAAACGGTGAGCGACATCGCCCTGTTAGTTCCGCTCGAAGAAAGGGCGATAATTGTGTTGTCGACGGCGCACACGGCGCGCCACTGGTTGGCCTCGGCGGCGCTCATCACCGTCCAGTCGATTCCGTCGGCAGAAACCAAAACGCGATCCGTGCCGGTCGAAGAAACGGAAACGAACATGCACAGGGCGTCGGACCACTCGACGGAGTTCCACGTGCCGGAGGGCACCGAACGGTTGGTCCACGCAATGCCGTCCGGCGAGGAGGCAAAGGTGGTCGATCCGCAGGCCACGAGCAGACCAAGAACGGGCGACCAGCACACGCCGTTTTTGAGCGTCGTTGCGTAGTTGCGCTTGGTCCAGTTGATCCCGTCCGGCGAGGTGATGGCCACCGTAACGGCGCCCGCGCCTATATCGAGGCAATCCCCGACGGCGATGAACAGGCTCAGCTCCTCCACCCAGACCACGTCGTTGAGCGTTGCCTGAAAGGTGGAGACAGAGCGAGACGACCACGTGATGCCGTCTGGCGACGTGTAGATCTGCTCCGTCCCGGACAAACCACCGACAGCACAGAAAAGGGTCAGTGACGGGGACCAACAAACTTTTTTCAGCGCGGCGCCGATCGTCCGAGTCGTCCAGTTGATGCCATCCGGAGACGTCATGCAGGCCGCGACGGCATCGGCCACGGCCACGAACAGACCGAGCTCCGGAGACCAACACACGCCGTTCCACGACGACGCGGAGGCCGCCGTGCGCGGCGTCCAAGTCACGCCGTCGGTGGAGGTCATCACCCGGTTAGTTCCGTCGCTCGAAACCGCAACGAACAGTTCGAGCTCGGGCGACCAACAAATATCCCGCCACGCGTTTGCCTCGACCGAGAGGGACGCCCACGCCGGATCCGCGGCGTCCGTGCTGAAGCTGAGCTCCTGTGGCAAAAAGCGGGGGACGTCATTCTCGCGAAAAGACTTCTGGATCGGATCGCCATCGGCATTAACGATCGGTCCCCACGCCACGAGATCGCCCGCAGTGTCGTCGTTGAACACGCCCCAGCCAACGACGTCGGCGACAGCCGCGCTGAGGGTGGGAAATTCAATCACGCCGTCGTTCTGCCGGTAAGTGACGCCGTCCTCGGTTTTGTCGATCCACGTCGAATGCGCTACGCGGACGTAACCCGACCCGCTGACTTCCACCGCGCCTTCACCGACAGCGTTGGGCAACGTCGTCAACAGTGCCACGTAGCGGTTCGTTCCGTTCGGCAACTTGCTGCCGAGCAACATGCTTGCGGTCAGGGCCACGTGATGCTCCCGAGACGAGGAAGTTGACCGAAGGTCGGCACGATGTTTCCGGACGGCGTGGTGAGCGTGTGTGCCTCTTCGCCGGCCGCGATGGAAATCGCCTCGTTGATGACGGATAGATCGAGCGTGACGCCCGGCTCAGTCGTGGCGAAGAGCCCTTCGAGCTCCGCTTCGACGGCGTCTTTGACTGCCGTCGTGTTGTGCGTGATGGACGAAAAAACGAAGGGCACCAACAGCTCAGACGGCGCCGCTGCCGTGGGCTCCGCCGTAACGGGTGCCTTCGCTTCGAGCTTGGCTTGCACGTCAGCAATCTCCCCGGCGCTCGGGAAGATGCTCGCGTCGTCGTCGCGAACGAAGAGCACGACGACCGTGCCGGCACCGAGCTGCAACGGATACTCCCACGCACGCGTGACCCCAGCGACTTCCTTGGCCCAGCGCACGTAATCGCCTGGGCCGCCACCGGACGGTGGGGTGCGCAAACGTTCGAGCAAGCGCGAGCGGAGCGCGGGGATCGTTTCGATCTCGGCGCCATCGATGATGCCCTCGCCACTGGCCGTGGCCGTCGAATTGACGCCCGCGATGGGGGTGCCGATGGTGAGCTTGACACCCACTTCGCAGTCACCAGCGCTGCCCTCTTCGTCAGCCGTGATGTCGGCCACTGCCTGGCCGAGCGCAATCGTGACATCTGCATCCTGCGTGTACGTCGTGCCATCCGCGCGCGCCCACACGGTGCCCGCGGGGATCGTCACTCCGTTCGTGCCAATGATGGTGATCTGACCAGCGCTTGCCACTGGATCGAGACGATTGACGCCGAAGATGCTTGCGATCCGGATGAGGAACTCGTCCTCGGCCGTGTCTGCAAAGAGCTGCTTCGACAGCCACTTCAGATGACCATGCAGGCCGTGCGTGAGCCCCGCGGTCATGATCGCGAGCACTTGCTCCGGCGATCCGCGGAGGTTCGCGAAAGCCCCGGTCAGCCTGGTGGTGACATCCGAGAGCGCACGCTTCACGAGCTTCGAGAGTGTCGGTCTTTCAAATGCCAAATTGCACCTTCCACTTTCCCTCGAAGCGCGGAGCGCTCTTGCGGGGTCTGATGATCTGCGTGTTGATTACGGCCGCGTTGTACACGCCCTGGATGCGCTCCGCTACCGTGATGATCTCAGACGCGACGTCCGGCATCAGCCAAAGCAGCGATTCCTTTGCGAACGAGCCGGCAAGGCGCAGCGTCTCGTCGGTGAGTTTCATGCGCTTGAGCAGCCAAAGACGCGAGCCGAGCTCGATGTCAGGTTGATCTTCGAGAAAGCGCGTGCCCCACCAACCCCGCTGATCCTGCTCCGGGCTCACGCCGTCCGACGGTTTAGCGCGGGCGTCGGTGAAGTAGGAGATCGTGACGGCCGTCTCCAAGCCCTCGTCAGTGTCGAGGTTCGCGCCGGTCGAGCGCAAGAAGTCTCCGCGCTGGGCGTCGTTGTCGTAAAGGAGTTTGATCATTCGCCGTACACCTCATCCGCTCCGGTCGTCGATCCGTTTGTCAGGGTGGGGTTGCCGGTCGTGCTGCCCGCCGTGGTCGATGAGCCGGAAACAGTGAGCGACGGAATGCCGTGCCCATGAGCGTTGAAAGCGTCTTCGAGCCGCTTGATGCGGGCGTCGGTACGATCCGCGCGCGAGAGTTTGTTCGACGGGTTGGTGCCGAGCTTGACGTCACCGTTCGCAAGGCAATGCACGCGGATGACGCCGGCGTTGTTTTTGATCACGTACATGCAGCTCTCGCCCTCCGCCAACGAGGTCGGACGGTAGCGCTTGTCGTCGATGACCACAACAACTGCGTTGTAGGCGCTCGCGCCCGGAAGGAGCACAATCGCCTCGGCGTCTTTTTTCGGCACGGCCGAAAAACCGAATGGCTGAAAGTGTTCTACCTCATCGTCGAGCAGATCCTCAGCGCGCGAGACCTGCACGGCCTGCGTTTTCTTCGAGGCGTCCACGAGCTCGACGATGGCGCGCATCACCATGGTGCGGACGCGACGCTTGAAGGGCGCCATCGCGTTGTCGATCATGCGTTGGATGGTTTGCTGCACCTTCATTTCGACACAGTCCCCAGGTAGAAGTTGTTCTTCTTCGAGCTCTTCTTCTGTTCGAGCGGCTCGGTCGTAAGCGTGATCGGATCGGCCAACGTGAGATCGGTGAACGTGCCGCTCGCGCTCTTCGTTTGCTTCACGTCGACGGTGAGCAGCTCGATGCTCAGCTCCAAGAACGGATCCCGAATCTGCACGAGCGTGTTCGGCTGCCAGATACCCTCGGCGCAGTACCACCCCTGCACGCGGTAGTTGACTCGACGACTACGCCCAGCGCGAACATTCGCCTCCCACTTAGCCCTTCGGTCCAGGCCCGCGGCCGTCGCCTGGCTGTCGGCATGAACGACGAGCGGACGAAAGCGTTTGATCTCCTTGTCGTAGACCGTTTTCTGCGGGTGCGCGACGGCGACACCGTACGAGTCGTCATTGCCGGGCGCCTGCGTCTTCACGATGTATTTACTATAACGATCCTGAAATGACTCCTCGCGCGTGCCGCTCACGATGTTCCTGCCGAGCTCCAAGACCGTGAGGGTTTTGTTCGCTCCGATCTTCACGAAATCGAGGCCACCTTCGGGCGTCGATTGCATGACGACACCGCGCATGCGGCAAGCACGTTCGAGCGCCTCGAAAACGGTCTCACCGTCCTGGATCACGAACGAGGTGAACGGGTCGCCGAGATCCACGTGCGACGTGACGCTGATGTCGAATTGATCGCAGAGGTTCTTTGCGATCGTCAGCAGGCCGGTGTTTCGCCAGCGCCCCTTTTTGTAGATCGCGCTGCAATCGACGATGTCGCCGAGCGAGCGACCGGAGGCGCTCATCGTGTGTGTTTGGGCGTCATAGCCGACAGACGAGGAGTCGACGTAACCCTTGATCACGACGGTATCGTCGAGCTTCCACTCGCACGCGTCACCGGCACGAATCGGAATCGCTTCGTCGAGATCTGACCAACGCTCCGTGAAGCGGATGTCGAAGGTGCCAGCAAGCGACTCCATGGAACGCATGACGGAGACGTCGGTCCACCCCTTGTGGACCCTGTCCCTCACGGTCAATGACGCTTCACCTTCGTCACTCATCGTTGAGCACCTTCAACGCGACACCGCCCGGCACGGCGGTCTGATCCCTGATCGAAGCGTTGCGCGAAAGGATGTCCACCTCGCGCGAGCTGTCGCCGTAGATCTGATAGGCGAGCACGAGCGCCGGCAGCGTCTGGATGGGCGTGTAGTCCTTCAGCTCCGGCAGCGAGTTGGCGACCGAGTTGAAGTGCTCCGTGAGCGCCGCGCGCAAGTTACAGAGCGGCGAGTAGAGATCGTCGCTGAGATCGTCGTCGAGCAGCAAGGTGTCGATGAGGTCCGTGATCGCGGCGCGCATGTCCTGCGCCTGATCAAAGCTCTCGTAATCGAGCGTCACCGCAACCTGCGAGACGACGGCAATCGAGTTGGCCTTCATCAAACGGTCGAGCGCTTTCTGGTTCTGCGCCTTGATGCGTTGCTGTTGGGCGCCCGTCGTCGGCAGCGCTGGCAACGTCGCCGGGATCGCACCGATGTCCGAGATCGATTGCATGAGCGTGTTCACACGCGTGCGCGCGGCAATGACGTTGCCCTCTGCCGGCAACGCGTCCTCGCCATCGAAGAAGTCGATCGCGGCTTCGTACGCTGCGCCGATGCTCGTGACGCCCGTGACGACCGAGCGCACCATGGCAGTCAGTTGGCCGGCGAGCGCCGCAGGCGTGTTGATGAGATTCACCACGCCGTCGACGACCGAATTAATGGCAGCCGTCGCGTCATTGATGACCTGCAGCGCGGCGGCGATCTTCCCCTTGATCGTGTTGTACGCCGAGGCCACGGTCTGCACAGCTTGCACGGCGGCGTCGACGGTCGACTCGATCGCGGCAACGACGGAGAAGAGCTCGCTGTACTCGCTCTCCGCCACTACGATCACCTGCTCCGCCACCTGATCAACGATGTCCTCGGTCGGACGCGCTTCGAGCAGTTTGAGATCTGCTCCGTCCTGCACGAACGTCACGGTGAAAACGGCCATGCCGCCACGCTTCGTGGTCTCGACCACGGTCACCGGCCCATGCACCGTGCACTGCATTTTTCCCCAGTAGGGGTGGACAAGCTCGCCTGGGCCTGGCTCGTTGAACGCCGCGCGAAGCACGTCGCGATCAACGTCGTAGTTCGGACCCATGACGAAGACATCCATCGTGAAGATCCCGGTCGCCGGGCCCATGTCTTCGACGCGGGGCTTCGCCTTCTTACCGGGATACTCGGTGAGGATTGTACGACGCCCGATCGTCCCCCTCACCTCCTGGTAAAGGAACGGGGCGCCCTTCCACATTCCCTGGTCATAGACCGTTTGCTCCCAAGGTTGTTTTGCCATTAGTAGCTCATCATCCGGCCGCTGTTGGCCTCGGCTTCAAGATTGAAGCCACTGGCCTCCATCGACTTCACAACGGGTTGATTGTTCTCGTCGAACTTGACGACCAGAGTACCCATGGGCGCTTCGCTAGCGCCGAGTGGTTGCAGGCCGCCGCTACGGCCGTTGGCGACGTCGTTCAAGCCCGAGAACGGGTTGAGCGTGAGCGTCTTCCAAAAGCTTCGGTCGCTGATTGCGGCGTCAACGCCCTTGAACACTTCGCCAAAGTCGAGCTCCTCCCACTCGCGCGCGAGCCGAATGAGCTGCAGCAGCGCGGCGCTGACCGCCACGACTGCGGCGGCAAGCGCGAGAAACGGTGCAGCCGCAACAATCGCCGGTGCCGCCATCGCCCAAAGCTCCGCGATGAATGCGCCCATTGCAGGCAGGATGCCGATGATCGACGGCAGCAGAGACGCCCGAAGAACCATCGCGAAGATGCCGAAGCTCTTTGCGAGCATGAACACGCCGTAAGCGCCGAGCATCGCGGAGATGATCGTCATCAACCCTGCGAGAGCGGTAGCGAGCGCGGCGACGGCTGCGGCCGAAAGCGCGATTGCGCGCGTGAGCGTCGGATGCTCCTTGATCCAGTCGGCCATGCCGGAAACGAGCGGCTTCAATCTGTCGAGGAGCCGATTGATCTCGGGCAACAGCACCTCGCCCACGCTCACCGCAAGCTCGGTCGCCCTGTTCTTCATGAGCTCCCATTGTGCCGCTGTGGTCGCAAGACGCGCTTGGAACTCGCGCGACATACTGCCCTCGGCCTTTTGGCTGTTCGCGAGAGCGATCTGTTTGCGGTACTCTTCGATGCCCACCGCGAGCTTCGCCAGCGTGTCGGAGTGCTCGATGCCAACGAGTTGAGTCAGCACGCCGATGCGCTTGTCCGCCGGCAACTTGTTCACCGCTTCGAGCACCTTCAACAGTGTGCCCTGGGCGTCGACCTGCATGCCTTTCTGCACGTCATTCAAGCTCAGACCGAGCTCGTGCATCGCGGCTCGAAACGGCTTAGCGCCCTTCGTCGCTGACGCGAAGCTCGACATGATGGCGTTCACTGCGCGGCCCGCCGGGAAGGCTTCCTCGCCGAGCGTGAGCAGCGTCGAGCCGAGCGCGGCCATGTTCTTCTCGGAGATCTTCACTGTGCCCGCGAGGCCGCCGACACGCTTCAAGAAGTCAATGATGCCGCTACCCTTGGAGATGGCGTTGTCGTCGAGGTAGTTGATCGAGTCGGCGAGCTTCTGCACCTCCGGTTGCGTAAGCTTGAAGAGCACGGAGATCTTGCCCATGTCCTCTGCGAGCCCGCCAACGTCAGTGACCTCGAACGCCTCGGCCATCATCGCAGTGGTCTTCGTGAAGTCGATCAGGTCTTTCTTCGCGATACCCATGCGGGCGCCCGCAGCGGCCATCTCGGCGAGCTTGTTCGTCGCCATCGGCACTTCACGACCGAGCAGTTGTAGCTGCTTCGCCATGTCGCGATAGATGGGCGTGAGGGCGCCCGATGCATCACGGGCGCCGTCGACTTGCTTCGCGACGCCCAGCATCGCTTGCTCGAAGTCCGAGGCCGCCTCGACCACCTTCGTGATCTCGTCAGTCATGACACGCGAGAAGCGCATCATGTTGTCGGCAGCTTGCTTGATCCGGTCCGCGCGCTCGAACGCTTTGTCGGCACGCTCTTTGGTCTTCTCCATCGCCTTCGAGGCTTGGTCGATGGCTTGCGACACGCGACGGATGGGGGCCGTCACGCCGTCGAAGAGCTTGAGTACGATCGAAACGCTCACTGGCGCCTCACTCCCTGTGGTAGCGGCGCGCTTGCGCGTGCCACTTCATCAACTCGGGCCACGTCATCGGGCGAAGCTCCGAGAGCGTGAAGCCCAGATAGTGGGCGACGTCGCTTACGAAGTCTCGCCAGTTGACGGGCCAGGCTTTTTTCCCTCCTCCTGGCCCTCCTCACTGTCAGCGTCATCGTCTTCGATCTTGAGCGCTTTGGAGGCGACGGCGACGATCTTGAGGATGTCGCCCATCTTCATCGCGCGGATCGCCAACCGATGGACGCCCGGGCCATTGCCCGAGGAGCTCAGCGAGGCGGCGAGGCGGATGCCGGCGTCGAGCTTGCGCCCTTCGCCGGCCCTCTCCATCTCTTCCACGTCGTCGATGTTCGCCTCTTGGCGCATCGTGATCGACGCGATGTCTTTCCCCTTGTAGATGATCGGCGTCTTCAACATCACCGTCACCGTGCCGTCTTCGTTCGTGACAACTCGCTTGGCCATGGTCCTTATTCTTTCTCGGCCGGTTGGCCGCTCATCTTCAGCGTCATGTCACCGCCGCTCGACAGCTCGCACGGCTCCGTCGTCGCGGCTTGAGCCACGACGTAGGTTTGCCCGGTGTCGGTCTCGATCTTGAGCGTCTGCTCGGTGAGGTTCGACATTTCCACGACGTCGGTGTCGGCCATGTGCACGACGGTGCAGTCGAGCATCGCCGGCACCACCTCCTCGTGGTAGCCATAGACGGAGTGGCCCGACTCGAAGGTCCGAGTCTTGCCGCCCGGGTTGAATTTCGCCCCGGGCTTCGTGCGAAGCATGCGCCCGTTGACGTAGATTTTGATGATGCCAGTGACTTGCGCCATGATTCACTCCCTTTGTTCGACGCCCGTTGCGCCCGTGCCTTAGAGCAGGAACTGCGTCGAGGTCGCGCTGACCAAGAACGCATTGATGAGGTCCGGCGGCGACAGGATGTCGACCCGGTTGACGTCCGTTTGGCTGCGCTGGACGATGAGGTCCGTCTTGAACTGCGCGAGGTTCTCGACCCAGCCGGCCGCCACCCACTCCAAGAACAGAGCGATGAGCTCCGTCCGAATGATCGACGGCGTGACGATCGCCTGACCCGGCGCGAAGTTCGTGCCGTCGTCCGCCAGCTTGTGGCGCGGGAAGCGCGAAGCGATGCGGGCCTTCTGCGTGTAACGCAGAGCCGCGAGACCGCGAACGGTCATGATGTCGAGGTACGTCACGTCCGCCACGCTCGACGCGTTGGTCTGGTACGTGGTGATCAGGCGCTCGATGAGCACCTTCCCCGAGCTGTCGACCGTGTAGGTCGAGATGCCGTCCGTGAGGAGGATCTGACGCTCCGGCCGCGTGAGGATCGACGCCTTCGCCGGAGGCAGGATGCCTTCGAGCGGGAGCGTCGTGCGCGGACGGAACGGGTCCACCGACGTCTGGAAGGCGTCGACGGCGCCCACGGCCGCGGCCCACTCGTACGTCGGCGACGGCGACAGGCCGGAGCCCATGACCGTGCTGTTGAACGAGTTGCGCGCGTTGCCCGCGGTGGACATCGTGCCTTGCGAGCCCTTGGTCGCCGCGAAGAGGTGACCTTCCTTTTGCTCCATCGGGCCCCAGCGATCGAGCAACTCGGCCTCGAACAAGTCGAGGTTCGTGTCGTCATCCCACGCCGAGATGATCGTGTGGTACTGCACGTCACCGAGCGCAGCGATGGCGCCCGCGACGTCACCGTCCGTGGCGCCCGACGCCATCGCGACGATGGCCGCCGACGTCATGCCTGCCGGCAACTTCTCGCCCTCGATGTAGTTCAGGCGGATGTCGATCTTGTTGCCGGTCGTGCCGGTGTTACGCGCCGTGAACGTGATGACGCCCGCGCTGTTGTTTGCGGTCACCGGCAACTCGTAGTCGGACAAGGCCGCCACGACGAGAACGGCCGCCGCCGTGGGCGTCGAGCCAGACGGGATCGTGACCGGGATCCGGATGCCGGCGATGTACAGGTACAACACGCCGACGGCCGTGGTCGTGCCGACCAACGTCAGCGTGCCGGTCGCAGCGACGCCCGAGCCGTTGTTCGCGACACCGATGCCCCAGACCTCGGTGTACTTGTTGTTCTTCTTGAACATCTTGCCCATGAACGAGCCGACGGAGTGACGGCCGAAGCCGGTCTCCGCCTTCGTGGGCGAGGTGATCTGGAACGGCGTCAAGTCCGCGACGTCGCCCGTGCTCAAGCGCGGCGCGACGATGAGCGCGATGTGCGGGATCGCCGGCAAGCCACGAAGCGCCTTCGAGCCGTCGAACTCGTTGTAGTGACCCGGCGTGCGGATGTCGGTCGGGATGCTGTTGAAAGAGATCGACATGGATTACTCCTTACCCTTCTTGGGTTCTTTGACCGGCTGCGCCTCGCCCTTCGGCGCCTCGCACTCGACGACGTCCTTGTCCAAGATCTTGCGCGTCCAGTAGGACGACGCCTCGACGAGCATGCCCTCCGGCGGCAGCACGACGAACGACACGGGGTGCTTGACGCGCATGCCCTCGGCGGGCTTCACCCAGATCTTCTTGCGCTCACGCGGCTTCTTTTGTTCGGCCATGGGAATCTCCTTTTACGGGTTGGGGCCGGGCAGATCGATTTGAATGCCCGCCGTGGGCACAGCCGGATCTTCCGACAGTCTGAAGTCTCCGCGCACGCGCAGGAAGTCTGCGAGGTCGCTTGCGTTGATGATGTTGATGTCCTGCTTCTGCGTCCACGTCACCACCCAAAGCGCGACGCCCATGGCGTCCAGCTTCGCTCCGTAGAGGTTCATGGCCTTGATGTTCTCCGGGCACCACGCGCCCTCGAAGTTGCCCCAGCGCTGCTCGGGCTCCACGATCGCAAGCACGTTCGGCACGAGCACGAGCATCGCCTCGTCGCGCTTCAACGACAGCGTGTCCTTCGTCACAACGAACACGCCCCATTCGACGTCGGCGACGACCTGCCCGCCTTGCTTTTCGAGCGTCGGCACCGACAGCGCGGCGACGATGGCGCACGGGGCATGCGCGCCCCACGCGCGAAGCTGTGCCTCATCGAAGCGCCCGCCATGTGTCTTCACCTCGCGCAGATCCTTCACGCCGTTCTGCAGCGTGACGCGCATTTGTTCTCGCAGCTTGAGCAGGCTCATTCCAACCCCAGCTTCAACTGCTCGTCGAGGTAGTCATCGATGATCGACACGACTTCCCTCTCGTTGTCCTTCGACAGACCGAGGAAGCGCCGGGCCGCGTTTTGCCGGCGGGCGTAGACGAGGTTCGAGCCGACCTCGACCTCCTCGCCGGTCGAAACCAAATATTGAATTGAGTCGAGCAGGCCGCCATCGAGCACGAGCAGCGTATGACCCTGCGAGCTGCGCAGCTCGCCGGGGTGCGGACGGTGGTTTGCGTCGTTGCCGTGTTTGCTAGCCGCGTACGCCTCGCTCCACTCCGCCCATTGCTGCCCGGTCAGCGGATCGGTCTTCTCGACACTGATGCGGCGACGCGTCTGGCTCTCGACGATCGCACCCACGGCTTCGAGGATGTCGCGCCCGCCTTGGCGCGAAAGCGTGAAGGCGACCTGTTTCATCCGCTTGTTAAAACGCGCGAGCGCGGGGGATTGAGCGACGATCGCCAGGCTCATAGACCGTCCATGGTGCGCCGCGAGAAGATGCGCGTGGCGGAGCTGAACTCGGCGGATGCGCTTTGCGTCGCAGACGGGGTGCTCGTGCCTGGCACGGTGATCGTGCCGCGGGCCACGAGAGTCAGCCACCTCAGGGCGTCCTCGTAGCGCTTGCGCTTCTCCTCCGTGACGCTGCCGGCGTCGGCGCTGGCCACGTAGACGGCGATGTCCACGCAGTAACGCACGAGCACCGGAGCGACGGGGGAGACGGGCACCGTGTAGTTGGTGGACAGGTAAGTGTCCATTTCGCTCGACGCGTCGGCGAGCGCCTTGTCGAGCGCGGCCTTGTTAGGCTGCGCCTCGCGACTCACCGACCCCAGCACGTACTCCGCGCCGTAGAGGTCGATGGCATCTTTCGTAGTCGCGTAGGACAAGGTTCTTCCTCACAGTGCTTTCCAAAAATTACGAGACGGCTTTGACGACGAGCATCGGTTCCGCTTTCAGCACCGCGAGCTCCGCTTCGCTGAGCTCACCCGGTCCGAAGACCTTGGGTTCGTGCGTGAACTTTTGTCCGAGGCGGTAGAAACCTTCCGGCCGCTTCGAGTGAACCGAGAAGCTTTCGCCGCTCGCTTCGGCCGCCTCTTCGGCGACCTCCGGTTGCTCGACGGGTTGTTCCTCGACGAGCTCGACCGGGGTTTTGCTGTTCTTCTTCGCCATGGCTTATTCGCTTTCTGCCGGCTCGACCGATTAGGTGAGGAACGGCGACACGAGCACTTTGCAGAGCCCGTAGTTGGGGTTGGCCGCGCCGCCCGTCAGCGTCGGCACCATGAAGAGCGCCCGAGCTTCCGCCCAGCGCGACGGGCCGACGACGCAGAGGTCCGGCACGATGTTCAACGGCTTACCCTCGTCGCTCTTGAGCGCCATCATGGCGGCGACGTAGGTCTGAACGTTGGTGTCGTTCAGGTTGTTCTTCGACGCGTAGGCGAGCTGCCAGAGGCCGTAGCCCGCCGCGCAGCGATCGTCCACGCCGTAGAGGAACTCGTTCCGCTTGAACACGTGATCGCTGTCCTGCGTCGTGAACGTCTGGAAGCGCGACTTCTGGCGCTCCTGATAGATGAACGGCTTGAGCGGGCGCTTCGTGTCGAGCAAGCACCACAGGCTCGTGATGGTGCCCGTCGTCGAGTCGTAGTTCGACTTCGTGGTCGCGGCGCCGTCCACGATCACCGGGTGATCGGTGTCGAAGAAATACT